ATAATTTCATTTTCTTTTTTATGGACAACTGTTAATTCACAATCTAAATTTCTTTTTAGATAATGAGATGTAATCCATCCTGCGGCGCCTCCACCAACTACTACGAATCTAACCATGATACTAAATGAGGATGTAAATAATTTTTATAACTTTGGGATCTAGACATATCGAATAATTCTATTTCTTTTTTAACCAATTCTTTATTTTCAACATTTCGTTTTTTATAGGATTGAAGAATTTGAAAATGTTTTCTAGAATCTATAAAATTTAAATTCATTAATAGAGATCTGTTTAAATGCTTGGGACTAATACCTCTATTATCAGGGTATACCTCACAATATGAAACATATACTTGTTTAGGTAAAGTTTGACACCAATGAAAGTGTTTGCTAAGGTCTAAAATATTCAAAGCAGAAATAACAACAGCAATATTAATTCTACCTAAATTAGTAGAATTATTTAAAAATAAACGAATTGTTCTATCTAAATCATCAAAGATGGAAGGATAACGAATATAATCATAGCCTTCTTCTATTGAGTCTATACTAATTTTAGGGTACTGCTTTTTGAATTGGTTCAACTTATCAATAAGTTCATCATTAAATAGGGTTCCATTAGTATGATACGCTAAGATGGTATCTTTCGCCCAACCTTCTTTAATGTATTTATCCAATAAATCAATTAATAGTGAATCAAAAAAAGGTTCACCTCCACTAAACCTTAATTCTTTAACAGGATTCTCTAAAAGCCATTTATATTGAATAGATTTTTTTACATTTGGTATATTAAGTTCTTCTCTGAATTTGCCGGCAGTTACTTTTTCAATATCATCAATTAAACCTTGTTCTTTAAAAAATTTCCAATCTACCATTAACTTATGACTTGTCTGTGGATCACACATTCTACAAGCCAAATTACATTTATTAGATAATGTAAAATCAATCGAGTCTAATTGTCTTCTGGGGACGATATCATCATTATGAATATAGAAAGGTTCAATATCTCTCTTTTCCATATCCCAACAAGTCTTACAAAATCCATGCTTACGATTGTTATCAAAACCATCGCGTAGCATTTCAAACTGTTCTGATTCAAATATTTCGGGGGGAGTTAATGAATGTGCTTCATTCATGCCCATTGGATCTTCCCAATCAGGCCTTGACATATTACAACATGGATGAGACCACTTTAACTTATCACCGTCCCAATCTTTTAATGTAATTTGTTTATAAGGATAACTACATAACATTCCAACCAAGCGCCTTTAAGGGAGAAGAATCAGCACATGTTTCTTCCGACTCACCGGTTACATTTTTAAATGGTAATGCATCCACGTTAAATCCTTCCGGAGCATGTGTCCATGCAAAATCATACACTGACATTGGACTACCATAACCAATATCATATACTGGAGGTGTTGTGCTTTTTAAAATTGCAAATTTTTTCATTATAAATTTAATAGCACCGCAAACATCATCTACGTGACACCAATCTCTTGTATGTGTTGTAAGATAACCTATTTTCTTTTCTTGTAATTGCCTATAAAACATATCTGGACGCGATCGTTCGCCCCATACTGTAAAGAATCTCATTCCTATGGCATTAGTTGGAGCCATTGCTTCACATGCGGCTTTTGTCATTGCATAAGGACTCTTCATATCTGAAACAGAAGAACTTGATGCATATAATATCATAGAATTTTTATAATGATTAAAAATACGAGATGTGCCTTTTATGTTTGTATCACAATATTCTTTTAAATGTTTTGGATCCCAACTTTTACGAACACCTGCCTTTGCAGCTAAGTGAATAACGTATTTTGCATTAATATAAGGCAAAGGATCTTTAGTAATATCACAATGAGAATGAGGGACCTCCCTGTCTTCCCAGCCTAAACCGGAGCAATCATCAATCCCTTGGACGTCATATCCCTCAGCCATTAATGAATTGTATAGATGATGTCCGATGAACCCTTTAACGCCCGTAATTAAGACTTGAGTCATTTCCATTCCTTCAATGTGGTCTCTAAGAGTTTCCAGTAATCTGGTGTTTTTTCCTCAAAGACCTGTGGCTCCTCATTCTCAACTGCCATAACTATAACAATACTATTTATTGGAATTCCTGTACGTTCTTCAAACATTATTGAATAAGCTGTTGCCTGTAAGAAATAATCTTCACACCACTCTTTCCTTTTTATCTTATTGGAAGTCTTCCAATCTAATATTGCTTTCTCGCCTTTCCAATCAGCTACGCAGTCACAACGGCCAGCAACACCTAATTGTTTAGACCAAAGAGGTATTTCAATACCGGCAATATTATCAAGATGAGAATCTATTATTGGTTTGATAGTATTAAACAACTCTATCACGTTTGGTTGACTTTTACCAAAATAATCTGATTTGTTAGCAAGATAATTTTCTACAACTGTATGCATGCTTGTTCCGCGGCGCGTAGCTTTTGTAGTTATTTTATTTGCTTCTTCTTCACCAATTCTTTCCCTCCATTCTTTAAAAAATTGGGCTTTTTTTCTACCTAGAACGGTTGTAATGGAGGGAAAGGAGCCGTCGGGTGTTTTGTACACCCTCTGGCCATCTATATTAGTGGTTTGTAATTCTTCAAATTCAAGTTCTACATGATTAAACATTCATATTTGCTCCGGGATAATTTCGCTTTATTTGTTTCAGGTGATCAGTAAAAGCTTCGTCTGGTTTCTTTTTGTGACCTTTTGCTGTTGTGCCTGAAATATTATCATATACAAATCCCGGACATTGAACTTTCATTGTTACCGTGTCCTCGTTACAAGAAGGACACGGCTCTTTAGTTGGTTGGTCGCGATCTGCTATTGAATAACGTTCTTCAAACTCATGACCGCATTCACATTTGTAATCGTAAAATGGCATAATTTACCTATAAAAAATATGTCTATCAATTTGAACTGTTCTTTTTTTGTATTTAGACCAGCGTGGATCATCAATATAATCAGCATGATAATGTGTTGCACCATCTGTTATGTCCTTTAAAAAACTACCGCTTTTATATTTACTACTGGTATAAAACCATTCTGATAGTTTTTGAATCTTTTCCCAATTTGGTCCTGGATATGGTATGTCGTGTTTACCATCGCAATACCAGGAAAATTGGCACATATCTCGTTTGGGGTGACCACTTGCGTGAAGCTGGGCATCATGTACAACTTTACAATAGGAATTCGGGTAATTTTTATCTAGTACCCTATTAAGTGTAACATGAGCTACTGCTAGTTTCCCGGCAGTGCTTTCAATTGCGGCCTCAAAATAGATATTATGTGCTAAACAAGATATTTCATCCTGTTGGTTTACAAAATTATTGTATTGTGTTCCTTTCCATTGTCGAATCGGCTTCAAACTAATGCTTGGGGTTTCCAAGTGCTGTTTTAGTGTTATTGCGGACCTTTCGTTGGTGGTAGACTCAACTATTTTAGCAGCATCCGCTTGTTGATGCACGATTTTTACTGGATAGGATACTATTGCTAATAAGATAGCAATGGTAGCTATTGTCTTAAACATAAATTGCTCCGAAATGTTAATTCACATTACGCATCATATGTTATTATGGTACTACTTGCTTTTTTTTGTTTCCGGCACTGGCGGAATGAGATGAGGAAACGTCTCCGCCACTAACTTATAAGTCAACCCACGAATACCGAGATCTTTATTGCTCATTTTAATAAGGAGCTCAGCTTCAGTTGGTGTCACACTTTCTAACATAGTGATGAACATTGTTTCTCTTTTTATAGGATTAATATTATTACCAGCACAAAAGTCTGTTCCGCCTGGGCCCTCCACAAAATATCTCAATTTACGGATCTGTCCGTATAGCAATGTCGATTGTGGATCTTCTGCTTGAGCTTGATACGGTGGATTACCTTCAGGCAATAAAAATTTTACATCTGGATGGAACGTGTACCACAGTAAGTTCTCCAAATGGTGACTTTTATTTTGTGTTAGTAATTCTCCCCTCTCTTTCTGACTTTTTGCTTTATCAATCAAATTAAATAATTCTATAAGTGTCATAATCTAAAACTCCTGAATGGATTCAGTCAATTCTTTAAGTCTATGCTTAATAAAATAATTAAGCATTTTATCACGGCCGGTGTACTGATCACTTTCATACCGTGTTTGTATATTTATCTGAATTGAATCCGGTATACACGCTAAATCTATAAGAGTTTCATTCCTCTTATAATTGCGTAAAAGCTCACCTTCAAACAATTCTTCTGGATTTCCACTTAACCATTTTTCAATTTTCTTCTTTGAAAGTGGTTTTTGACGTAACCCTTCTACCAAACAATTATCATTTGACAATATATTTGGTACTCCGTCACTACGATCACCTTTTACAATTAAAGCCCTTAGCTGTTCTTCAGGTTTAGGGCTATTTAAAAATTTCTTTGTTAAAGGAGACCATTGTGAAATATTTTTATATTTTTGTAGTTGGATAAAATCTTTATCTGATGAAACAATTAAAATAGGATCTGTATTATAATTCTTACATATAACGCCTATAATATCATCTGCTTCACATCCATCTATAGTAACAACCTTATAAGGCATGTATTCTTCTAATTCAGAACGAATATCATCAATAACTCCAAATAAAGCTTTCCAATCTATATTCTGTTTATTTTCTTCTCTGGCTTTCTTACGATTTGCCTTATATAATGGAAAATAATCTTTTCTCCAATTATTTTTATTATCGCAACAAAAAACCATGTCACTTCCATATTTGTCACAAAAACGATTACGAATCATCTTAATGTTATTCATAACCATATGGCGAACCATATCATTTTCTTTTCCAGGTTCAAATTGCTTTTGAAATATCATAAAATTAGCAATTATCATCTGATTATAATCAACGAGTATCATTTTTTCTTTTTCTTTTTGTTTTTATTCCTTCTATACCAATTTAACTTAACAGGTTTACTACTTTCTTTTTTCACCGTTTGAATGTTATCGCATTCTTCAATCAAATTATCATAAAATTTGATTAATCTATTTTTAATAATTCCATTTAAATGACTATATGCCTCTTTAAGATCTGGATTACCTTTTTTTGCTAATCGTATCTCCTCTGCCATTAAATTTATTTCTTCTTTTAAATGCTTTGCAACAGGCTTGGAAATCTTATTTTGTTTAACAAAAGTCTTAAAATTAAATTTTTCTTTAAATCCACTATCAATTTGCTGTTCTACAACTTCTTCTACATCAAATGCTAACTTCTTTGCCATATCACGCATTCTTTGCTGAATATCTGGTCTTACTTTATTAGGCTGTGCCGCTTCTTGTTGATTTTTTCTTCTATTAGCAATTTCTTCAATATTTTTAAGTTTCTCAATAAAAAGAGTTTCAAGTTTTTCTGGGCATCGATCAAGACCCCGTGTTTTTAACCGCGCAATATAACCAACATGCATTCCTACTG